TTTCAAGTTCTCAATTTCCGGGTCGAAGTCTTTGCACGGCTCCGGCTGTTTCTGTGTCGGCTTTGTGGTCGCCCCGTTCATGCGTGTGGCTACGCCCGGCTTTAGCCCGCCTTCAATCGTGCCGCCTTGGAAGTTGTGCCGTATGTAGTAGGGCTGGCTTTTCCAGCCTTTTGAACGCTCGGCTATCTGTTCTATGTGGCGCGTGAAGTTTTCCGGCATGGCTGTCACCGTCCGGCGTGAAGGCATGGCTTTGTAGGTCTCGCCGCGAACTATGGCCTTCAACCTGTTAGCCCGGCCTTTGTTATATTCGTCGTAGTCGGAAAGAATGGGTACGACAAAACAGCGGCATTGCGGATGCCAGCCCTCAAAACGAAAGGTCTTAGGGTAGTCGCCCGCCAAATCGTCGCAAATATCTACTAACGGCTGGGGCTTTCCCTTGCTGTCTAATACGGTGTGGTTGTTGCTCAACATAACCCGGAACCCTACTACAAAGTCTAATTGCTGCCAGCGTAGGTATTCCGATTCACGGTAGGCCATGTTTACCTCTGTCCGGGCTAACCTCATGGCGTTCTTTGCTGAACTTCTGTAAACGCCCTGTCCGGGGTGGTACAAGGCCGCCGCCTTACTTAGCCGCAGGTTTCCGTACTTATCCCGAACGCGCCGGAACAGCTTGTTAGGCTCCTGTAGGCACTCCCGCAAATCCCGGCTTAGTTGCTGTGCGCTCCGGCCTTCGCCTAACGCTACGTCTATGCCTAATTCTATGGTGTCCTTTATATCGCCTACGTACTTCCATACGCGCTGGGATAAGCCTAACCCTTCTACCTTGCGCTGTTGGAATGACTGCAAGGCTTCAAGGTTACGGGCTTGGTATTGCTCGGCTTCCTCCGGCGTTAGTCGGCTGGTTCTAAGTATTGACCTTAGAAAAGCGTCGTTCTTGTCACATGCTGCCCGCCATTCCGCTTCCGTACCCCTTACTACTACGCCTTCAATCTTCCGGGCTAAGTCTGTCGTAATCTGTGCCGCTGCCTTCCGCGTCCGGGGGTAATCGTCGAAGTTGAAGGGCTTGTTTGTGTCCGGCTGAAACAAAGTACCTGCAAGGCTGGCGTATTCGGTCGCCGCCATGCTGCAAAGCCTGTCAATCTGACGGGCGTAGCCTTCGGTTCGTCTGTAGTGGGCTGAGTCGAACCCTTTAAGCTGCAAAATTACTTTTTCTCTCTTTGTTGGCATAGTTATTTTCTCCGAATTTTCGTTTTAAGCGCGTTTCTCCCGTCGGGTTGGCAATTATACCAGCCGCTAAGAGAAACGCGCCCTACGGCCTTTTATCGTACCAAACTGATACGTTTATACTCCCGAAAAGGTGGGTTCGCCTTCCATAAAGCTGTTGTCTTTGGCTTCCTCGGCTTCTATGGCCTTTATTTCCTCGTCGGGGTCATCTGCCCAGCCCAAACGCTGAACGGTAGCCCTACGGCTGGCTATCTGCCTGTTTCCGTTGGCCGCTGTAAGGATGTTTATCTTGCTCTGTTCATCCTCAATAATGTACGGCGTGATAATAGGCTCAACGATAAGCCGGGCGGCTGCTTCCTTCCATGCTTCCTTGTTGGCTTCGCCTAAGTATGCCTTCAAGATGTTAATACGCCGCTGTAGGTAGTCGTTGAAGACTTCGCATTTGTCCTGTACCTTTAAGTGCGCGTCCATGAACAGGAGCTTTAGGGCTACGCCGCTAACGGCTCCTATGCCCTTCACGGTATCAAACGAAATGTCCGGCGTTTGGGTAATGGTATAAATCATCTTCAGGAGCGTCTCTATTTCAAGTTTCACGCTCTCCGGGGCGTTAGCCCAGCTTAAATACTTCGCTTCGGCTCCCTCTTCGCCCTCAATAATGCCGCCAGCTTCACCCTTCCGGGCAAAGCCAATAATACGGCCTTGCACGAATATTTTGGGGCTTGCGTGGTAGTCGTTGGTGTCGGCAAAGTTGGAAAGCAGCTTTTCCAACCTGTCTATAAGCGTCTGCACGTCTTCCCATTCTACCTTTAGCTGGCTACCGTAAACGATGGGAATTTTGCCTATAGTAAGCGGTTTCGGGTAGCCCTCCACGGGTTCCCAATTCTCCGTTTTCTGCCCGCCTTCCGCGTTCTCGCAGCTCCAAAGGTAGTGCATATCCTTCGTGTACGTCTCAAAGAAGGTGCGGCTTTTCATGTCGGCTCCCTTGCGGACAAACTCACGGCTAAAGGCTACCATGTCGCGGTTTTCGTCGAAGTAAGGGTAAAGCCTATCGCCGTAGGCCGGGCTGAATAGTGCTACCTTGAACTTCATCTTTGTCTTGAAGCCGTAAAGTTCGTGTTCGTCGGCTTCCACAGGATACCAATATTCGGCTACCTCTGTAGTGCCGTAAATGTTCCGGGCGGCTCTCCTGTTTACGGTGCTAATCTTCACGTCGTAGAAGATGCGCTTAATGGCCTGCAAAATGTCCGCTTCGGTTTTGTCTGCCGGGGTGCAGTTGTACGTTACCGGGTTGCCGAAAGTGAAGCTAACGGCGCGGTCTCTGATAAGCCGCTGAATGGCTAACGCTATGCGCCCTACCTGTTCAATCCTTACGCCTTTGTCCGGCTGTTCCTCTGCGTTTACGTTTACGTTCCTTACTTGCCCGTAGTCTTCGCTGTGCGGGTCTGTTACTACCATCTTGTTTGGCCGCTTCTGTGCGTCCATCACGTCATGCAGCTTCGGGTCTATCTGCTTAACGTAGGTTTCTGTTTCCGGCTCGCTGGTAATGCGCCCGTTCTTTAGAAGTGCCATAAGCTGGGAGAGGTCTGCGCCTTCCTGTCTGCTCGCCTTCAAGAGGTCTTCAATAGTGAGGGTCTTTTCTTCGTCCATGACTATAAAATTTTGAAGTTGTTGTTAAAAAATACCTGCTAAGTTCTGTGCCTGTTGCTTCCGCTTCTCTACCGTTCCCGTCAAAGCGTCCGGGGCATCATCGTGTGCGTTGCCGCCTTCTTTCTTGTATTGGGAAATGGCCTTATAGAACTGCGGCCATAGCAAATCCCACCTTTCCGGGAAGATGCAAAGGTTCTGCACCTCGTTAGAATGGTTGAAAATCCTAACGTCTTTGTTCTCTGTCTGCGTGAAGTAGGTAAAGGCCGTTTTGCGGTTGCCTAAGATGCGGCAGTTCTCGCAAACCTTCCGGCCAAACCCTCGCCCGCCGTTGTTGCTCTCTACGATGCATTCCTCAACCTCGTATTTGGAAAGCCGCCGGGCTGTCTCGCTCTCTGTCGTTTCCATCGGGGCTTGCGTATAGTAAACGTCTAATATGAAGTTGCCTATTTCCGTTTCCACGTAGATAATGCAGCAAAGGTAGTCTTTGCCCGTGTCGGCTGTGTCTATGTATGCCTTTATCTTCCGCTTCCGGGTGACGGGTACGGCTGCGTAGGTAGTGAAGGCACGTTCATACATAAGCCCGGTAATCGGTCGCGGGTTCTGCATGTACTGCGTATCGAAAACAAAGCTATTCTTTTCGCGCAAGTCCTGTAGTTCCTGTAGCGTGTGTTTGAACGGCCAAAGGGCTACTTCCTCGCCTTTTTCGTCTGTCTGAATGACGGGTAGGCTCAAAACCTCCCATTCCTCCGGCTCCAGCTTTTGAAGGTAGCCGCAAAGGTCTTCTTCGTCCAGACGTTGCATAATGATAATAATTGGCGTGTTTCGGCTGTTTACGCGGTTTCGGATGGTAGTCTCAAACTTTTGGTTTACCTTCTCGCGTACCGTCTCGCTCCGGGCATCGTCCGGCTTAATCGGGTCGTCTATGACTATCGCGCCGCCAAAGTTGCCGTCATCCACGCTGGCCAGTTCTTCCACTTCCGCGCTAAGTTCTTCTTCTTCGTCTTTATCCACTATGCCCGCGCCAAAGCCTGTTACCTGTCCGGCTGAACTTACCGCGTACAAACCGCCGCCAGCTGACGTAAACCATTTCCGGGTGTTTATGCTGGTAGGCTTTGTTTCCGGGAACAGTCGCCTATAGCTGTCTTCCCTTAGTATTTCCTGCACTCCCCGGCTGTTGTCTCTCGCCAAATCGTCGGAATAACTGAGGTGTATAAACTTCGCCTTCGGGTTTATCGCCAATCCCATAGCTATGAAGTTCTTAACGGCCAGCTCTGTTTTTCCATATCGGGGGGCTATGTTTATAATAAGCCGCTTGCACTCGCCGGAAAGAACCCGGTCTAACGCCTTGCCTATAGCTACATGGTGCTGGCCTACGACGAATTTACGCTTAAACTTCTGTTTGAAGAAGTAGCGCGTAAAGTTTAGAACGCTGTGCAGCGTCCACGTCTTTAGCAGGTCTATGTCTCTTACTTGCTCCATGCGCTAATAGTCCTTTTCAAGCTCT